GCCGCGTCTAAACGTAGCGACATAGCAGAGAATATAGACCTTAATCGTAACGCGGCAATGGCTCATAAATCTGCTATTATTGGCGGTGATGTTCTTGTTGTTTTGCGGGTTAAAAAAGGGCGAATAGTAATCCAACAAATAGACGGGCAAAACGTTTGCACACCGTTAGGAATGTTTAGTGAAAACATTGTTGATGGCGTGGAATTTGACCCGTCTACTGGCAAGGTAATCGCGTACCATGTTCAAGTAGGGTTACTGAAATTTGAGCGCATTGCAGCCATCGAACCAAAGTCAGGCATGAAGATGGCCTACATGGTTTACGGCTCAAAATTGCGCATTGGCAGTTATCGCGGTATGCCGTTAATTGGTACGGTGCTGGAAACGCTAAAGAAATTGGAGCGATATAAAGAAGCTACAGTCGGCAGCGCGGAGGAGGTGGCGAAGGTTGCGTATCAAGCAATTCACAGCTCCGCAAGTACAGGGGAAAGCCCTTTGGCTGGGTCGCTTGCGAGGGCGTTTAGTTACAATGCTGGTCAGGACGATTTGCCAATCACAGACGATGGCAAGTACAGAAACAACGTGGTAGCGGCAACCAACAACAAGGCGTTTATTAACAACCCCGTAGGCGCGGAGTTGAAAATATTAGAGAATAAAAACCCGCTATACTTCAATGATTTTTACACGGTAAACATCAAATTGATTTGTGCCGCGATTGGCATTCCAGAGGAGGTGGCAATGTCGGCTTACAACTCCAACTTTTCAGCTTCACACGCTGCGAGGGGCGACTGGTCACACGCTTTGGATGTAGCACGTGGTGACTTTGCGATGCAATACTATCAGCCTATATACGACCTTTGGTTGCATATCCAAATACTAACCAACAAAATAAGCGCACCGCAGTATTTGACGGCAATCGCTCAAGAGAATTGGGAAATTGTAGAAGCCTACCGGAAAGCAAGGTTTACGGGTGTTGCAATGCCACATATTGACCCGCTAAAAGTGGTAAAAGCTGAACGCGCTAAACTTGGTTTAAAAGGTGAAAACATACCGCTTACAACAATTGAAGCGGCCACGGACGTTGTAAACGGTGGCAATTCAGATAGCAACCTTGCGCAGTTTGCGGAAGAGGTAAAAGAGGCTGAACGCTTGGGTGTTATTAGTAAGGAAGTTTCTTCGCTCGCAAGCGAATAGGATAACTTTGAATGATGCCATCTAAATGATGCTTCATTAAGGCCGAAAGGCTAATCCCTTTGTTATTACTTATATTTATCAATTCAGTGTGGACAGATTCGTCTACGTTGGTAATTCTAATTTCGGGCTTTGCCATGCTTTTAATGTTTAGGCAAATATACGATTTTTCGGAAAAAAAATAGATAGCCTTTAGCCTTTGCGTTGTTTTGCCCCCAAATGGCAGAGGTTCTACTTTACGGAGACATTTATTCACAGCGGGCGCGTGACTTCATTAAAGAAGTAGATGCAGCTAATGGCGAAGACTTGTCTGTACGTGTTAACTCTTATGGAGGTGACGTAGATTATGGATGGGGAATGATTAGCAAGTTTTCTGAATACAAAGGAAAAAAGAGCGTTAAGATTGATGCCGCTGCTCATTCAATGGCCGCTTTCTTTGCTATTTATGCCGACAATGTAGAAGCGACAGATGTAGCTTCTTTGATTTTCCACAGGGCGGCTTACCCTACATGGGTCGAAAACGATAGCCAGTTATTTACAGATGCTCGGAAAAAAGAATTGACCCGTGTAAATGCTTTATTGCGTAAGGCAATGGAAGCTAAGGTATCTAATGAATCTTGGGAATCGGTAACGGGCGTTACTTACGATAGGATGTTTGATGAAAATCAAGCACAAATTGACGTTCCAGTAGATGCTAAACAGGCAAAGAAATTAGGAATAGTAAATTCCATAGTGACCATAACACCAAAGCAACGTGCCGCAATTGATGCTAAGTTAATCGCATTTGCTGAAAATGTAACTGGCCTACGTTTGGCCGCGAAGGAGCAAGAAATTAAACCAAATCCAAAAACAATGACAATCGAAACGCTAAAGGCTGAACACCCTGATGTTTATGCCACAGCTGTAAAAGCTGGTATTACTCAGGAGCGTGACCGCGTAGGTGCGTGGGCTGTTTTTGCCGATGTAGATGTTAAGGCCGTAACCGATGGAATTAAGTCAGGTGAAAGTATGACCGCAACTGCACAGGCTGAATTTAGCCGCAAAGCATTTGCAAAAGACCAAGTTAAGGCGTTGGAAGATGGAAGCCCAAAGGCTACCGTTACAACCGAGCCAGTTACCACTCCAGTAGCCGCTAATCCTGAATTGGTAGCATTGGAAGCGCAAGTAGATAACCTTCTAAATATCAAGAAATAATGCCAAGTATAACGACAACCGTAAATACATCCAATTCAAGGTTTACTGACTTTGATTGGTCTATTATGTTTCTTGGAAATAACCGTCACGAAACGGCTATTTTTGAGAATGATACCTACGATGACATTACCGTATTGGTAGGGTCTGTTATGGGTCGCATCGCAGCAACTGGAAAGGTTGTTCTACTCGATAAGGATGCTTCGGACGGCTCGCAATATCCAGTTGGTATTAACACAGAAGAAACTGTTATCGCAGCAGGGGACGAGGGTAATTTGAGCCTTTGTGTAGCTGGAGAAGTTGATGCTAATGGATTGGTATTCGTTACAGGAACGGACCTTGATACGGTTATTTCCGCTAAGACGGTTGCCGACCGTATCGCATCCGATACCGTTGGAATCCACTTGGTTACAGGCACTGACCTTACCGCTTTTGATAATTCATAACCAATAAACAAAAAGAAAAGATGGCAATTCCAGCTAATGACGTTCAGAATCTTTTTACAAAGAAACTGATTGCAATATACAAGGAGAAAAACACCCCTACGGAGTTTCTTCGCTCTTTCTTCCCTGCGGATGAAAGCATGACAAAGGAAATCAGTATAGGAGTTAAGCGTGGTACTGAATCGGTTGCTATTGACGTTAAACGTCACTCCGATGGTAACTTGGTTACTTTCAACAAGTCGACCGAAAAAATCTTTGTGCCACCTTATTACCATCAGTATTTGGTGGCTAATGAACACCGTCTTTATGACACGGTAATTGGGTCGGGTTCAGCACCTGCATTTGCACAGTTAACCGCTGAATTGGCAGAGGACGTAGTAGATATGCGTGCTACAATCGAACGGGCTTACGAAAAGCAATGCGCGGAGGTTCTAACTACTGGAATCGTAACGCTTGCAAACGGTGACAACATCGACTTTAAGCGTAAGGCTGGTTCACTTGTTGACCTTGTAAGCGCAGGAGGTTACTGGACAACCAATAGTGTTGACCCGCGCGCAGCTTTCAAAGCGGCTGGTGAGTTTCTTCGCAAAGAAGGTAAGGCAGCAGGGGCGGTGTTTAATGCTATTGTAGGTAGTGATGTTTTGAATGTGATGCTTAATAACACCACCTTTCAAGGCGTTCAAGATATGCGTAGGATTGATTTAGGTACTATCTTAATGCCACAGCGTAATGCGGTAGGCGCATCTTTGCACGGTCAAATTAGCGCGGGTTCTTATTTGTTCAACATTTGGACTTATGAGCAATACTACACAGATTCTGCTGGTGTTCAACAAGAGTATTTGAACCCAAAGAAAGTAGTTGTAATTCCTGAAAGCCCAATGTTCAAACTCGGATTTGCAGCAGTTCCACAGCTAATTGAAGGTGGAAACATACCGCAAAGAGGTGCGTACTTGGTGCAAGAGTTCTTTGACCAACGCAGAACCGCACACGAAATACACATCAAATCTGCTGGTGTTGCCGTGCCAGTTGCAGTTGACCAAATCTATACTTTCCAAGCTATCGCTTAATGGAATCGTTCAAAGTAATATCGTTATCGCTTGGAGGTCTTAGAAATAAGATTTTCCAAGGCGGTGACGTAGTTACCCAAGAACAATTACCAGTTAGTGTCGCTGAATTGGTTAGTAAAGGATTCCTTTCTCCAATTAGTGAAGTAGTTGTTTGGCCTTCAATTGAAGATATGACTGCAAAGGAAATTAAGGAAGCATTGGGGGCAAAAGCACCTAAGCAATTCATGCCAAAAGAGCAACTTTACACGATGTTGGTGGGATAACCGCTAGACGAATCAAACATATTAAAGGGGCTTAGTTGCCCCTTTTTTTGTACTAAAATTGAGATGGGGTTAATAGACATTATCAAAAGAGACGTTGCCGAAATAACTGGAAATTCAGACCAGTTTGGCGTTCCTATTATTTTGACAAATGGAACTGAAACCGCTAATTTAATTGGCACTACTGCAAGCCACTTTCTAAAAGTAGACCCCGAAACTGGACTGCCTATGCGTGGCCGAAATGTTCACGTAAGCGTGTCAATGACCGCGTTAACCGATGAAGATTACCCATTTAGAAACGGCAACGGTGAAGTTGCTTTGGTAGGTCACAGGGCAACCGTTCAAAGCGTTACTTTGGTAGTGCGTGAGGTTTGGCCTGATGAAACGTTTGGATTGATTGTAATTGTTTTAGGGGATTACGTATAATGCCACAGATACCAGCCGCAATAGCAACCCAAGCATTTGAGTTAATCCGAAATAGGATAGCTGAAATACTTGCAGACGAATTACCAGCGCAGGCCACATTTAGCGGTGATGCGCAAGTTAACGCTACGGTGTATGTAGAAAGGTTTGTGCAATTTGACTTAACAGAATTACCAGCGGTTAATGTATCAATTAACCGCGCGGCTTATTCAGAGCAAACGCAAAGAAACACAGACGGTGAACATACGTTTTCAGTTGACGTACATTGTTCGGCTAAATCTACGGCCAGCGTTCGCGGTGATAGTTTGGCAATGTTTAGGCTTCAAAAGTTGCTTGGTGTTTGCCGTGGGATTTTGGAAGATTCACGCTACAAAACGTTAGGATTTGCGCCCCCGTTTATTGAATCGCGCAAGGTTACGACAATCGAATACGCACAGCCTACTGTTGGTGATGGCACGTCCTCCGTTCAAGGTAGGATTACTTTTGTGGTTCGCGCACCTGACAGAAATGGAGTAGTGACCCCTGATTTGATTGCTGGTTATGATACGCAAGTTAAACTTGGGCTAACGGAGAAGGGTTACATATTTTCAGGCGACAATATTCCAAGTCCTCCAATCACAGGTTCAGAGGTTAGTGTAAATGATACCTTTTATACTGACCTTACTAATCCGATCCCGCTAGACATTCCAATACTTAACACCGTTGGAAATGAAGTAGGTGCTGTCAGCGCGGGTGTAGGTGTTGAAATTCAGGATGCGCGATATGAGTTATTAGATGAAGATGGCAACGTAATAAGCACGGGCGCAATACCAGCAAATGAGGACGAGCAAATAACCGCACCTGATGTAACCGTCAAACTCAACACTGTAACCGTTGCGACCCCTGCAAGCGGTACGATTGAGGATATAGACGTGGTTAACGGAGGTTCAAATCCAGTAGGCGCG